TGCGTCACGCCCCCGCCCCCGCCGCCCTGGCGCATCCGCTTCACCTGGTCGGCGGGGATGACGTACTCGCCGCGGTGGACGACGCCGGCCACTTCGTTCGCCGGGCCGTCGCCGGTGTAGCCGCCCTTGGCGTAGCCGAACGCGCCGCCGCTGCTGAACACGTCGGCGAACTCGGCGCCGGAAACGCCGCCCGAGCTGGCCGAAAAGCCGCCGCCGAAGAACGCCCCGAACAGGCTCCCCAGCCAATCGCCGCCGCTGGAGCCGCTGCCGGTGGTGCCGAACGAGCCGAACATCTTCTCGATCCACTTGTTCGCGATGAACCGGGTGATCTGCGCGGCGATGTCGTCCAACGTGTCGCGGAACGCATCCTTGAGGCTCTTGGTGCCGCTGATCGCGTCGCTCAGGCCATCGACCATCGACGAGCGGAAGCCATCGACGAGTCGGATTCGCTCCTGCTCGACTTCCATCTGATCGTTGAGCGCGGCGATCTCTGCGGCCTGCGCTGCCGTGGCCTTGCCGTCCAGCTGGCGCAGCTGGACGGCGGTCGCGCGCGCGGCGTTGTTCAGGCCGGTGAGCTCAAGCTCGAAACGCAGGTCGCTGATCAGTTGCTTGGCCGGATTGGCCCGCTCGCGGATGGCGTCGGCTTCCTGCCGGTAACGCTCGACTTCCAGATCCTTGGTCGCATTGATCTCGGCGCGCGAGCGCTCGCCCTGGATGCCCAGCGCCTCGATCTCTTGCAGGTTGGCTTTGTGCTGGAACTCAGCGGCCGCCAGCGGCCCCGACAGCGTTGCGGCGAGCGCGCCGAATTGGTTGTCGGCCTGCTGAATCTTTGCGACCAGCTCGCGCAGATCCTCCTTATCCTCGCGCACGAAGTCGGGCAAGGCGCAGGTCTTCCGCATCCTCGCGCCCGAAGTCAGGCATGGCGCGCGCAGCTTTCGTGCGGCCGGCGCCACCCTTTGGCTTAGCCGATCCGCCGCCGCTGCCGTTCGGGTTGAAGTTGAGCGAGGCAGCTTCATAGCCAGGCGTGAAGCGGTTGGGCTTGGTGTTACCTTGGGCGTCTGCTCGCGCAGCCTTTTCGCGCGCATCAATCAGGCGATCAAGCTGGGCAATCTCGGCCTTGATAGCCTTGATCTGCTCATCCTTGCCGGACGGACGGCCGAACAGCTTGCCGATCGGGTCGTTCGCGTCGGCAAGCCCCTGCCCGCTGCGGCGCTGCGCAGCGAACAGCTGGCTTTCGAGGTCGGTCTTCCGGTTCTGCAGGGAAGCGAGTCCCTTCTTCTCGTTTGCCGCAAAGAACTCCGAAAGCGCACCGATGGCGTTGCCGAGTTCGGCGACAACGCGAACAGCTGCCGCTGCGATCTCGAGCAGGCCGGACGCGATCGTGTCGACGCCGCGCTTGATCTGCGGGTCGTTCATGGTCGCCGTGAGGCTCTTGATCGAGTCGCGCGTGCCCTTGAGCCCGCCGCCGCCGGCATCGCCCTCGAGCAGGTTGTCGAAGGCGTTTTGCAGTTGCTTGATCGATCCGCCCAGGGTGTCGGCCGCGGCGCGCGCGGATCCGCCCATCTGGGTCTCGAGCTCGCGCAGGATGATCCGCTGCGCTTCTGCGCTGCGCCCGGTCTCGACCAGGCTCTTGATCAGGTCTTTCTGGTCTTTGGAAAATTGGACGCCGGCGCGTGCGAGGGCGGTGATGCCCTTCACCGGGTCTTGCAGCGCCTTGCCGACTTGCAGGGCGGCGCTGTTGAGATCGGTGCCCATCGCCGTGCTCAGGTTCAGCACGGCCTCGGTGGCCATCGGGAAAACGTCCCGGCCGATCTTGGTGAAGGTCAGGAGCAGCGCCTGAACCTTCCCGATGCTTTCATCGTCGAACGTGGTCACGCGCTGCAGCGCGTCGGCCATCTTGTTGAGCTCGCCGATGGCCAGGCCCGCGGCGCCCTTGGTGCTCTTGAGCGTGGCGTTGAGCTGGGCCTGTACCTTCTCGGCCTCGATGCTGTTCTTGATGTAGGCGCGCAGGGCCAGGCCGCCAACCGCAACGGCGCCGGCGACGGCAGCGCCCAGGGCGACGCCCATCGCCTTGCCCATCTTGACCGCGCGTGCCTCGGTCGCCGCCGACTGCTTCTCGAGCTTGGCGAGCTCAGCCGTGGCCTTCGTCGCGCCCTCGGTCGTAACCTTGATGCCGAGGGTTGCAATATCAGCCATGCGGTCGCTTCTCGTTCAGGACGCGCAGGGCTTCGCCCTCCATCGTCTGGATGTCGTGGAACAGCTCAGGCGAGCGCCGCACGCCGAGGGCGCGCAGCACGATGGGAAGCGCCGTGTAGTCCAGGCCAATGGCGCCGGACGGGCCGGTGCGCCACTGGGTACACATGGCCGCGAACACATCCGCGGCTTCAATGCAGTCGGGCCAGACTTCGAACGGGCCGTCGAGGTCGTCACGCGACAGACCGACCTTCGCCAGTTCGGCGTCGGTCGGCTCAGGCGTGTACAGAGCCCTCGCGGCCCCTTTCAGTTTTTTTCGCGTGCCCCGCGCAGTTCGCGGATGTAGGTGATGAAGATCGCTGCCGCTGCCCCGATGTAGTTCTCGAGCAGGCGCCCGACGTTCTCGGCCGTGAAGTCGTCCTCGAGATCCCAGCCCTCGGCCATTTCCATCACGGCCGCCGCATCGATCTCGCGCTCTTCCTCGGAAACGAACTCGCTGGCCTGTTCCTTCGTCCGGTGCTTGAACGTGAACTTGACCGGCGCCGGCTTGTCGCCGGGCACCGGGATCATGACGTCGGCCTTGAAGGTCGGCGATGGGTTCAGCTTGAGCCGTGCCATCAGGAGGCGTAGCGCACGGGTTCGGCGGTCAGCGACAGCGTGACCTCGATGGTCATCAGCTCGTTCACCGTCAAGCTCGGGATCGTCGACAGGCTGACGTAGGCGTTGTAGAGCAGGATCGCGCCGTTCGACAGGGTGACGCGGATCGCGCGCGGCACGCGATCATCGTTCGCCGCCTTGGCCAGGATGTAGCCCGGCAGGCTGGGGTCATCTGCCACGGTGAACTGGATACCGGCCGCGCTCTTGAACGTCGGGATGCGCGATTCGGCATCCGCTTCCAGGAACTGGTAGTTCAGGAACTGCTGCTCGCCGCCGCTCGAGGTTGAGCCGACGATCTGGGCCAGCTGCGTCCACCCGGTGATCTCGCGCGCCGTGCCGGTGCCGCCGCCTGCGCTGTAGACGCTGGTCGACGTGGTATCGATGCCTTCCAGTTCGAAGGTGCCGGTGGCGGAGCCATCGACGCGCACGATCTTGTTGGTGAGGCGCGACCAGCCCGAGGTGACCTCGAGGATGTCGCCGTCGGTGAAGCCGTGGGCAGCGGAGGTGGCAACGCCGGGGTTGGCATTGGTGATCGCGGTGATCGTCTTGGCGGAACCGTAGCCGCTGGCGATGGCCACCAGCGAACCGTTGGGGAGGGTGACGGCCATTGTGTTTCCTCGTTGGAAGCCCGCCGCGCGGGCACAAAAAAACCGCCTTTCGGCGGCTTGGGGATTGCGCTTGCGCGCGGTTTAGGTCGTGTCGGCGCGGTAGGTCAGCGAGACCGGCACCGCGTAGTAACTCTCGAACTGCAACGCAGGCGCCACGCTGGCGGGCGTGGTCTGCTGGACGGTGATCGCGCCGGATGTCAGCCGCGCGTTGTGCACGAACAGGGCCGCCAGCTCGTCGGCGATCGCTGCCGCCGCGCCCGAGCCGGTATTGATCGGCGCGTAGACCGATACCTGGAACACGCCGCGGTAGGCGCGATGCGCGCCGGCCAGGTCGTCGCTTTCGGTGTCAGCCGGCAGCTGCGTGGCGTGCAGGTAGGTCTCGCCCGTTGCCGGGGTGAAGGGAACGTTCTCGTAACGGACGCGCAGCGCCGGCGAGCGTGCCGCGGCCCATGTCCCGAGCCGCCCCTCGTAGGCTTGCCGGCAGAGCTTCTGGCTCACTTGGGCAGGCTCCGCACGGCTTTGTCGACGAACGTCTGGAACTCCGCCACGGTGATTCGCACCATGCCGGCCTTAGCCTGGCTCGACCATCCCTCGTACTCGATCCGCCGCACGTACGGCAGCGAGTTGAGGAGGTAGATGTCCTGTGTGCCGTCGTAGGCGCGCAAGCGCGACTCGCCGCGGCGCACCGCGTTGTCCGTCGTGCTCTTGCTGGTCGTGAAGTCGCCGCGGCCGATGCTGGTGTTCCAGTTCGCGCGCAGGCGGCCGCCGACATAGCCGGGCGGTGGCGGATTCTTCCACTTGTCAGGGTTGCCCACCGGCGTGCGGAGCACGACCTTGGCGAGCACGTCGAGCGCCACCTTGCGCGTGACTGTTGCCGGCGCCGCGGTGGCCTTGGCCACGAACTTCGAAACGTCCAGCGCGAACGTGCTCATGCCCGGATCTGCGCCTCGAACAAGACCGGCACGCCCGCCGGTGAGACTGGCTTGGCCGAGACGACGGTGTACTTGACCGACTGCCAGGTGAGCTGGTCGCCCTGCTTCGGCTCGGTAGCCGGCGCGCAATAGGCGAGCTGGTCGCCCTGCCGGATCAGCGTGCCGTCGATGTATTGCTGGTCGTACGCGAACACGGCGGCCGTGGTCACGATGTCGGTGTAGGTCGGCGCGCTCGCACCGGTGGCCGGGTTGTAGGCGCCGGCCGAATAGCGGTGCAGGATGCAGGCCGCGCCGAAGCGGGCGAGCAGCCGGGTGGCGGTCGCTGCGGTGGCGGAGTAGTTGAAGGTCATG